TCCGGGTCGATCACCCGATGGATTACGGCATGGCGTGGCGCGGCGAGAACTTCTGGAAGGAGGTGCCCTTCCGAAAGCCGTGGGGTCGCCAACAGGTGATCTTCCTGCACGAGCAGAACCGGGTCGGCCAGACGCGCGCTGTCAGCAGCATCGTCGCCGGTCTGAAGGAGATCGCGATCACCCGGAAGTTCCGCGACGTGACGCTTCAGAACGCCGTGGTCAACGCGATGTACGCGGCCTCGATCGAGTCCGAATTGCCGTCGCAGGCGGTGTACGAACAGCTTGGCGCGGGGCGCGGCAGCGCGGCGGGCGGTGTCGTGGACTTCGCGACGCAATACCTCGGCGCGATCAGCCAGTATGTCGGCTCGGCCAAGAACCTGATGATCGACGGTGTGAAGGTGCCCCACCTGTTCCCCGGCACGAAGCTGCAAATGCGGCCTGCCGGGACGCCGGGCGGCGTCGGTCAGGACTTCGAGAAGTCGCTGCTGCGCTACATCGCGGCGTCTCTGGGCGTCTCCTACGAGGAACTGACGCGGGACTATTCCAACACGAACTATTCGAGCGCCAAGGCTGCCATGGCCGGGACGCGCAAGCACATGCAGTCGAAGAAGAAGAACACGGCGGATGCTTTCGCCAACCACGTCTTCCGGCTGTGGCTTGAGGAAGCCGTGAACAAGGACCGGCTCGAAACCTTCCGCGCGTCCGAGGCGGCGAAACTCTACACGGACGGCCACCTGAACCTGATGTTCGACGCGCTCGCGAAGTGCGACTGGATCGGCGCGGGCCGCGATCAGATTGACGAACTGAAGGAGACGCAGGCGGCGGTCCTTCGGATCAAGTACGGCCTGTCCACCCACGAGGACGAACTCGCCCGGCTGGGCAAGGACTGGCGCAAGGTGTACCCCCAGCTTGAGCGCGAGACGAAAGAGCGCGAGGCCCGAGGGATCGTGCTCATGGAAGACAACAGCGTGAACGCCGCCAGCGGTGCGCCGCGCCAGCAGGAACAGGACGGGACGGATAGCGATGACGACGAGTGATAACGCCTTTATGGAAGCGTTCAGCGCGAACGCCCTCCTGATCGACGCGGAACAGGTCGGCATGGTCAACGCCAGCCTGAAGATGCTGACCGAAAGCGAGGACGGGGCCAAGCTGCTGTCCGCGCCCATGGCCTCGGGTAGCTTCTGGGACCCCTACGGCGACGGCTCGGGCCACGCCTTCCGGCCCTACAACGTCCAGAACGGGACGCTGCTGATCCCCGTTCAGGGGGTTCTCCTGAACAAGTTCAGCTTCTCGTTCGGTCGCTGGGCCACGGGCTACGACTACATCGAGCAGGCCCTCATTCGGGGCATGGCCGATTCCAATGTTCAGCGGGTCGCTTTGGTAGTGGACAGCCCCGGCGGTGAGGTGGCAGGCTGCTTCGAGTTGGCAGATAAGGTTCATGCAGCCCGTGGCGAAAAACCGATCCGTGCGTTCGCGTCCGATCACGCTTACTCGGCAGCCTATGCGCTGGCGTCGTCCGCATCCGAACTCGTTGTCAGCCGCTCGGGCGGAACTGGTTCGGTCGGCGTCGTCACTTCGCACATGGACGTTTCGGAAGCCCTCGCCAAACAGGGGATCAAGGTGACGTTCATCTACGCTGGCGACCACAAGGTTGACGGCAACCCCTATCAGAAGTTGCCTGATTCGGTGAAAGCCCGTATTCAGGACAGAATCGACCGTATCTATGGGGTCTTCACTTCGTCGGTTGCGCGCAACCGGGATATGGACGAAAAAGCGGTTCGGGATACTGAGGCGCTGACCTTCGATGCGACGGACTCGGTGGCGAACGGTTTCGCCGATCGGATCGGAGCACTGAACGAGGAACTGGTCGCGTTCTCGGGAGAGACGACCACCACTGAAAAGGACGAATTGGCTATGGCCGACTACACCCAAGAGCAACTGGATAGCGCGGTCGCCACGGCCCGCGCCGAAGCCACCGCCGAAGCGACCGCCGCTGCGGCGACTGCCGAGCGTCAGCGCATCTCGGCGATCCTCAATTCGGACGAAGGCAAGGCCCGCCCGGTCGCCGCCCTGTCCACCGCCATGAAGACCGGCATGTCTGCCGAGGACGCCGTGGCCTTCCTGAGCGATCTTCCCGAGGAGAAGGCCGAGGCGAAGACCACCGAAGCCCCGGCTGCCAAGGGCAAGACCCCGTTCGACTCCACGATGGACGCCTCGGGCAACCCGAAGGTCGGCGCGACGCTCACCTCGGACGACGACGAGGAGGACGATCTCGATGACGACGACAAGGCCACGGCCAGCATCGTCGGCGCGATGCGCGGCTATCGCGGCATCAAGAAGTAACCCCGCCGCTCGGCGAAACTGAAAACAGGAGGGGCACATGCCCGACAATACCATCCCCCGTGGGAAGCCCGGCATCGCCGAGTTCTCGTCCGAGACTTGGGGCAACGCGAAGGAGTTCCGTCTTCAGGATACCCCGCCGCTGGCCGTGAAAAGCTACACGATCACCGCTGGCGGTTCGGACCTCGACCTGCCGCTCTACTCGGTCGTCTCGACTTCGGGCCTCGCGACCCGCACCGGCAACAACGCGATCGGCATCCTTCCGATGCCCCTGAGCATCCCGGCGGGCCAGTCGCTCACCGTGGACGTGATCGTCGCCGGTCACTACGACTACGAGGCGCTGGTCTTCGATGCCAGCTACGTCACCGACGCGCAGAAGAAAGCCGCGTTCGACGGTCGCCCGGCCCCGGTGAACATCATCCTCGGGACCAACCCCTACAACAGCGACGGTGTGCTGGCCTAACGGCCAGACCGCCCATCGCCCGGCAGGCAAGCAAGGAAAACTGAAATGCCCGATAATTCGATCTACAGCACTCGCGCTCTGCTTGGTGCGATGTACGACACCGACGTTTCGACGCCGCCGTCCGACTACTGGCTGTCGCTCTGCTTTCCGCAGCAGATCAACTTCGATGAGGAGTTCGTGGACTTCTCGAAGCTGACCTCGCAGCGCAAGCTGGCCCCGCTGGTCGTTCCGACCACGCAGGGTAAGCCGATGTATTCGGCTGCCGAGGAGCGGGTGCAGGTCAAGCCCGCCTACGTGAAGCCCAAGGATGCCGTGAGCGCCAGCCGCGTCATCAAGAAGGTGGCGGGCCACGGCGAACTGAACGCCCAGCCTGCGAAGTCGCCCCAAGCGCGCTACAACCTGCTGGTGGCCGACATTCTGGCCGAGCACCGCCGGGGCATCATGCGCCGCTGGGAGTGGCTTGCGTCCGAGGCCGTGCAGCATGGCCGCGTGACCCTCGTGGGCGAGGGCTACCCGGAGACGGTCGTGGACTTCAAGCGCGACCCCTCGCACACCATCTCCCTGACCGGCGCGGCGCGCTGGGGCCAGCCGGGCGTCTCGATCATCAAGGACATCGAGTCGTGGAAGTCGCGCACCCGCAAAGCCAAGTTCGGCGGGCCGACCAACCGCCTGACCGTGGGTGCCGATGCGTGGGACATCATGCGCAACGACTCCGAACTGCGCGAGGCGATGAAGACCGACTACAAGCCCGGCGCGTTCAACGGGCTTGAGATGAACCTCGGCGTCACCGAAGGGCTTGACGTGGAGTGGGTCGGTCGCGTGAGCGGCACCACCGACATCTACGTCTATTCGGACTACTACCAGTCCGAGGACGGCACGATGGTCGAGTTCATGGACCCCCGCGATGTCGTGCTCACCGGCCCGTCCATCAACGGCATCCGCTGCTTCGGCGCGATTCAGGACGTGGGCGCTGGCTTCCAGCCGCTCGAAATCTTCCCGAAGATGTGGCCCGAGCAGGACCCGAGCGCGACCTTCATCATGTCGCAGTCGGCCCCGCTGATGGTCCCGGTGAACCCGAACGCCAGCCTTCGCGCTCGCGTGACCAACGACGCCTGATCCGGCGTGACAGGGGGCGGGCTTCGGCCCGCCCTTCGTCCCTTCTGACCCCCGAACACACAGGAGCGCCACCATGGCCCTGAAGCAACTGATCGCCCTCACCGAAATCCACATGACCGTGACCCCCGGCAAGGCCGGTGATCCGGCCAAGGGTCTTGCCCCGGTGCGGCCCAAGACGAAGACCATCCCCAACGGTGCGCAGTTCAAGGCGCAGTCCGAGGAGCAGGAAGCCGAGTTCATCGAAATGCGGGCCGCGCGCCCGGTCGAGGCCGACGATGAAATCCTGCGCGGCTCGCGGCTGTACGATGTCACCACGCCCGAAACGAACACCGTGCGCCCGGTCGCCGGGGCGGAACCGGCCAAGCCCGCCGAAACCGTCGAGTCCAAGGTGGACGAGGCCAACGTCGGCGAAGGTCAGACCTCGCCCGATGCGAAGGTGGACGAGGCCGAGCGCAAAGAAGGCAACGCCGCCGATGTCGAACAGCCCGCGCTGTCCGACCTCGACCGCCTGCGCGCCGAATACGAGGAGGTGTTCGGCGAGGCCCCCAACGGCAACCTGAAGGAAGCCGGGCTGAAGAAGCGCATCGCCGAGAAGCGTGAAGCCGCCAAGGCCGACGACGCCGAAGGTGACGACACGGACGGCATGGTCTGAGTCATGTCGATTGAGCAAATCAAGGCTCAATCCCGCCGCGCGCTCCACGACTTCATGGGGCGCGCGGCCTCCTATTATCCCGAGCCGCATCTGCCGGACTCGCCGCGATCGGTCGTCAAGGTCCGCTACCACTCGAATGTCGCCAAGGCGGGCGATCTCGCAGGCACGAACCTGTCCTATGCCGAGACGCAGGACCGGGCCGAGGAGGTCGTTTTCTGGCGTCCCGAACTGCCCAACCCGGTGCGCAACAGCCTCGTGATCCTGAGCGCCGAGGAGGGATACTTCGTGAACAACGTCTCGCCGCCGGACGGCCTGACGATCACCGCCGAAGTCGTGCGCGCGGCGCAGAAGGACCTCGACGGCAAGCTGGACCCGAACGGGGTGCTGATCGGTGGCTGACTTCGCCTACTTCGTGGACGGCCTCGACGTGGACCTCCTCGAAGGTCTGGACGACGCCACGCGCCGCCGCAAAGCGGCCATGGCGATCAACCGGATCGCGCGAGACGCCCGCGCCGAGATCGCCCGGCGCATCACCGCCGAGGTGAACCTGCCCGCCAGCTACGTCAGCCCGTCCAAGGACCGCCTGTTCGTCGGTGCGCGGGCCGACGCCGGGTCGCTCGAAACGAAGATCACCGCCCGAGGCCGACCGACCTCGCTCGCCCGGTTCGTCACGAGCGGACGGGTGGGCCGGGCCGGTGTCGGCTTGCAGGTCCAGAAGGGCAAGACCACCCGCATGAACCGGGCCTTCCTGCTGCCCCTGCCCGCCGGGTCCGGCGCGGTGGACACGGCTCGGAACATGGGGCTGGCGATCCGGCTGCGGCGCGGCGAACGCATCACCGGCAAGTATTCGGCCAAGCAGGTTGCGGGCAACCTCTACCTCCTCTACGGCCCGTCCGTGTCGCAGGTCTTCGAGGCCAACAGCGGCAAGGGCGTGAAGCGCGACATCATTCCCGAACTCGAAGACGACCTGCGCCGCGAGTTCCTGAGACTGCTGAAGGTGGACAATGCCTGAACCGACTCGACTGATCCTCCACAAGCGGCTGACCGCGCTGCTTGAAACCATCACGCCCGAGAATGGCTTCGGCCACGACATGCGGGGCCACGTCCATCGCGGGCGCGGCATCTTCGGTGAGGAAACCGAAGTGCCCATGATCTCGATCCTCGAAGCCCCGATCCCCGACGAGCCGCCCCGGCAGCCGGGCGCTGGCACCGAACAGAAGATCAGCCAGCAGCTTGTCATTCAGGGCTTCGTGGAAGACGACCGGCAGAACCCGACTGACCCGGCGCAGCGGCTCCTCGCTGAAACGAAGATGGTGCTCGCCAAAGAGCGCGCTAAGGTCCACTGGAACGAACCGGAGAACGGTATTCTGGGGCTTGGCCGGATCGTCACGGACTTGTATATCGGGGCAGGGGTAGTCCGGCCCCCGGATGAAATCTCGGATAAGGCTTACTTCTGGCTGAACTTGACGCTAGAGTTTGTCGAAGACTTGGCTGACCCTTTCGGTCAGTGAACGGAGCACACTAGAGAAAGGGTGCCACATGGCGACGAAAAA